GAAAAATTTGCCGGCTTGGTGGACTCTCCGGAAAAACATAACGCCCTTTGGGACGCTATGGTTATTAAAGCCTGTTACGAAAAACTTGTATAACCAATCGCTCATGCTGACCGGCTAATGCCGGCAGCATAGCTCAACCGTTGATGATGTTTTTTTGTTGATTGACTAAGTTAATAATTTCCTGTATTAATTATTTTTATTCTCATGAAGCTTAAATTGGTATAAGCACTCGCCTTATAAGCGAAAGATAGAATGTTCAAATCATTCCATGAGAACCATTTTTATGCGGAAGTGATGGAATTGGTAGACATGAGAGACTCAAAATCTCTTGCTAGAAATAGCGTGTGGGATCGTACCCCACCTTCCGTACCAAAATTTGGGAGGATACCAAAGTAGTCAAATGGAGCAGACTGTAAATCTGCTGGCAAAAGCCTTCGATGGTGCAAATCCATCTTCTCCCACCAATTAAAATCAATAGCCTTGTGGTGTAATGGTAGCACAGGAAACTTTGACTTTCCAGGCTCTGGATCATAACCAGACAGGGCCACCAACTTAAAAAAGGATTTAAAATGTTTAGACATAAATACAGATTAGAAGTTGATGGACAATGTTATGAACAATCACATTCCTATTCACTTTGTTTTGTTCAACAGATGAAAGAAAAAATTGTTTCAGATGGAGCAAAAAGTGTAAATATCTATTGTGACAATAGAAAAATGTTAGGGTTATGTCACCCTAACCCTTTTAATAAATTAGTAAAATAATAATGTGGACATATAGAACAAATTGTATGGGTCCATATTCCTTAAAATGGTATGATGATAATAAAATATCTTATTCTGATATTCATATTGGTGGAAGAATAGATTGTTTTAATAATAAAAATTTTAAAAGGACTGAAATAGATTGACCTATAATGAGAGCAAAAGATGCAAATGATTTTATAGTTTGGTTAAAAACATTTAAATCAAAAAAATATTTACTTTTAAAGAATTAAAGATTATATATGAAAAAGAAACAAATAAAAAATTAATACTTTTTGAAAATGGGCAATTAGCATAATTTGGTAATGCAGAAAATCTGCAGATTTTTGTAGGTCTGATAAAAAGACCTTTCTTGTTCAAATCAAGAATTGCCCACTTAATTAAAAATAAGGGAGAAAAAATATGTCTACTTGATATAAAATGATTAAAAATGAAATGAGAGTTTATAAAGAATCTTTTAAAGATATTATTTCTATTACTATTGATAAAAATGAATTAATGCAAGAATTTGATGGTAATTCTTTTAAGGTAAAGGGGAAGCCTTTTACTGCTTGGACAGAAAAAAGAGTTTATTTTCCTACAGAAGATGATGGAGTTGAAGGTGTAGCAAGTGTGTCAAGAAATCCTGATAATAAACCGACATATCATATTTAAAAATTTTTTATTTATATTATTATACTAAAAAAGGAGAAAAAATGAAACATTTGTGCTTGTGTATTATAATGATTGGATTTTTAATAGGATGTACTGATGCACAAAGAGGTAAAATTGGAGCATTAGGCGATAATGCAAAAATAGAATGTTATTCAGGAGGAAAACTTATCTATTCAGGAATTTCATCTGGAAAAATTTCTAGTGAAGAAAATTCTGATGGGTATCATTTTGTAGATGAGCAAACAGACAAATTTATGGAAGTTTCTGGAAATTGTGTAATTACGTATAATCCTTAAAAAAGGTGTTTAAAAATGAAAACTGTTCATGCTGAAATTGAATATGTTAATGAAAATAATAATAAAATTCATTCAGATATTTGTCCTCCTAATTGTAGTTCTGATGGATTGAAAAATGAGGATTATAGGAGATTTCTTCATAAATGTTTAGATGAATGGTTAGATAATTCTAATGGAAGTTGTGGCTTTTATATCAAAGATGAAAATTATGATTTTGATTATTAATAGTTGACATTTTTTGAAAAAATTAAATAGATAATAATTTAACAAAGGAGTAAATTAAATGAAAGGTGAAATGGTAAAAGCTAATTTTAATGTTCCTACTAATCCTAATAGACAGGAAAGAAAGAAGGAAAGAGGATTTGGAAGACTTTCTTTTGGTAAGATGACTGAAGTAGAATGGAGTCAATCTCATGATCCCCTATTTAAGGTAAAAGGAAAAGAACGTTGGAGAAAAATTAATTTAAAATAATTCATTAATTTACAATTATTTTAAATTAAGATATAAATAATTATAAATTTAGACAAAAGGAGGAAATAAAGAAAATTAATAATTGTTAAGAAAAAGACAGTGAGCTAAAATTAAAAAAATTAAAGGAGAAAAATACGTATGTCTAAATGAATTAATAAGGATTTATTTGCTGATTTTGCCAAAGAAAAGAAGACAGAAAATGAAACAAGTTTTGGTGCAGGATTTACAAAGAAGTTTACAGTAGAAAAGGGAACTGTTGAAAGTCCAAATGTTTATGAAATTAGATTTCTTCCAGATTTAAATAATGGATTTTATAAGAAGATGTATTATCACATGTTTAAAATTGGTGAGAAATGAAAGTTTATTCAGTGTCCAAAAACACATAATTTTGATAATCCTTGTCCTATTTGTTCTGTAGTAAATAAACTTTTTCAAGGATCAGAATCTGATAAGAATGAAGCAAGACGATTAAAGAGAAAGCAAAAGTTTGTATGTAATGTATTTGTAGTTGATGATCCTCGAGATGATGGAAAGGATGATGATGATAAAAATGCTGGAAAGGTTATGTTATATGAATTTCCAGGTAAGGTTGAACAAAAGCTTAAGGAAGAAATTAAAGATACAAAGAATGGATTAGGTGCATCTATTTTTGATCCTAGTGAAAATGGATATAATTTTATTCTTAAAGTAGGTGTTCAATCAGGTGGACAAGGACAAAGTTTTCCTGAATATTCAATGAGTATGTTTGCTCGAAGACCATCTCCAATTGCTGAATCAGAAAATAAAATTGATGAATTAATGGAACAAAGAATTGCCATTGATGAACATTTTAGTAAAAATGATACATCAATGAATGAATTAATTCAAGTAATGAAAGATGAAATGTTTTGGGATTTAATTTCTTCTGAATATAAGAGATATGAAAAAGAACTTGAAAAGGAGCTTGATGATGAAGTCCCTTTTAAGGAAGATTCTTCAAAAGTAGAGGAAAATGAAGAATCTAAAGAAAGTTCCTCAAATGAATCAGAAGATGATGAAGTTTCAGACGAAGATTTACTTGCAGAATTAGAAAATCTATAAACATATAAATAAAAAGAATGTAAATAATTTTAATTTAAGCTATTTACATTCTTTTTTTAATTATTATATATAATAAAAATTATTAAATAAGGAGAATTATATATGTTTACATTTAATGAACTATTTCCATTTGGAGATGAATTTTATAAGACAGAAAAAAATATTTTTACAACAGAAAATGAATTAATTCAAGTATTTTCTTTTCCAGGATTAAATAAAGATAATACTTCAATTTCTATTGGTGATGGATACATTTATATTGATGGAAAATATGAAGTTTTTGGAGAAGAAAGAAAAGTAATTCAGAAATTTAAAATTGTTAATACAGATAATGTTGAATTTTCTGAAATTAAAGCAAAATTTCAAGATGGGTTATTATTTTTAACTTTTCCATTAAAGAAAAAGAAAGAAGTTAAAATTTCTATTGAGTAATTTTTCTTTAACATAATGAATATAAAAAGCCAATACATTTTAATTTTGTGTTGGCTTTTTGTATAAATAATAATAAATAATGTTAAGGAGAAATATGTTTAATGAAAAAGGGTGGCGGAAAAGCAAAAGGATCTGCATTTGAAAGATATTTAGCTAAACGATTTTCTAAATGAATACAAGGAACAGAAAAACCATACTTGTTATGGAAAAGTCCGAATTCGGGAGGAGTTTCTTCTGTAATTTTAGAAAATGTTGATATGTCTGGTGATATAATAGCTCTTAAAGAAGAAGCAAAATTTTTAACTGATATTTTTTCAATTGAAGCTAAAAATGGGTATCCTAAAGCATCATTAGATAAACATCTCAAATATAATAAAAATGATGAAATTGAAAGTTTTTGAAATCAAGCAAAAAATGATGCTAGTAGAGGAAATAAATCACCTCTTTTAATTATTAAAAGAAAAGGATTAAATACAATTTGATTAGGAATAAATAATAATATATATAATAAATTACAAATTAAATTAGAAGATATTCGATTTATTCATCTTAGATATAAAAAAAATGATGAAATATATTTTTTTGAAATTGAAGAATTTTTAGAAAAAATATCTCCTAATGATATAAAGGATTTAAAAAATGAAAATTAATGTAGATAAAGATGAATTTGCAGATATTATAATGATATATTTATTAGAACGAATTCAAGAAAAAAATACAGAAGAATATCCAAAAGAATTTGAAAGTATTTTAAATGATATGAAATTGAAAGGCTTAGAAGCCAAATTAAAAAAATATTGATTTTCTGTAAATGTAATTACAAGAAATAAATATAAATTTATTAAAAAAATATTTAATGATACTGCGTCATCAAAAAGTATTATTGAAATTAGTCCTAGGGAGAAAGAATAATGAGTGAATATCCAACTGATGTAGAAGGTGTGTTTGCTGATGATATAGAAAAATATGGTAGTGATGAATTTCCAGTTTTTGATGTTGATTATAATATATTTGCTTCAGCTAAAGATAGCAGATATAAAATTGCTGCACCAGAAGATTCTGCAATTTATCAATATACAAGAAATTCAGAAATTTCTAGACCATTTTATATTCGTTCAGAATATAATGGTACAAAAATAATGAAAAAAATTAATTAAATTTATATAAAATGGAAAAGGAGAAACAAATGGAATTAATAGAAAAAATTGATAATTATTTAAATGAAGCGAAATATAAATCTTATGAAGATGACGATAATTCTGGTTGGGCTCCAGATAATAGTAAGCTTCTTAATAAAGAATTAAAAAATGGAAGAAAGTTTGTTGCTATTTGTGGAGTAAATTCTCCAAAGATTATTGAATGGCCTTTAGTAACATTAAATACATTTGATAAAAAATTAGTAGAAAAAATTTCAATTAAGTCTGACGAATATATTTTTAGACTTATTCCAAGACTTTCTAATGAAGAAATACCTTTTGTAAAAGTTAATCCAAAAAAAGGTATGATTTATTTTTTAACTGATAAAGCAAAAGAAGAAGGTTTAGTAGAATTTGAAAATAAAGGAACAAAATTATCTTATTTTAGATATACAAAAGAATCAAAAATTAAAATGTAAATAATTTTTTATTTACATTTAAGCTCCTTGTTGTTATAATAAAAAATATTAATAACAACAAGGAGTTTTTTTATGCAAACATTTCTTCCTTATTCTTCTTTTGAAAAATCTGCTCAAGTTCTTGATAATAAACGATTAAATAAGCAACACGTTGAAGCATATCAATTAATAAATACTATTGAGCAAAATAAAAAAGCATGGAGAAATCATCCAGCATGTAGAATGTGGGAAAATAATGTTGATGCTTTAAAAGAATATGCTAATATTATTAAACAAGAATGTCTTAATAGAAATTTTAAATCTGAAAAAATTCCTTTTTATAATCTTCCAAAAAATATAAATTATCCTAAATGGTTGGGATGGAAATTATTTCATATTTCCATGCAGTCTAATTTAGTAAGAAAAAACAGTGAATTTTATAGTAAATATGGGTGGAGAGATTATGGAATTGAGGGATATTTTTGGCCAATATTTCCAAAAACTAAAAAAGCTCAACAAATTAATGAAGAATGGGTTAAAATAATTATAGAATAAAAAGGAATATTTAATGAAAAAAATTGCAATTTTATTAGGAAGAGGTATTGAAGGATGTGGTGTAACAAAATATACAATAGAATTAGCAAAATATTTTAAAAAGCATGATATAAAATATAAAATTTTTGTAAGTGAAGATAAAAAATTTACTAGAACAAATGCACATAATATAGAAGAATTTTATTTATTTAAATTAAAAGAAAAAGATTTTGATATATCAAATGAAATTAATAAATATGATTGTGTATTTATTAATTCATTGCCTCCAATTAATTTTTCAGAATTACAATTAAGCAATTGAATAAAATTACTTAAAAATATAACATGTAAAAAAATATTAATTCAACATGATCATGCTATTCAAAGTATTCGTCGTAATGGTGCATTAAATGAAACAATTCAAAATGTAGATAAAATTTTTGCACATTCAAAAAGAAATGCATTTTCAAAATATGTAAAAAAAATTAAAAATATTGTTATTAATGAAATGATGCCTGGAATGTATTTTAATGAAGTTAAAGATAAATATTGACAAAATATTGAAAATCAAGATCCTTATCATTGTAAATGAATTGGAAGAACAACATCATGAAAAGGATATGATTTAATTTTACCATTTTATAAAGATTATTTAATGGGAACATTTAAAACAACTTTAGAAGGCATTGAAAAATCTCCTGCATATATTTTTATAAAAGAAAATTATATTAAAAAATATCCAAATTATTTTGAAATTACAGATAAAATTTTAGATAATTTAGAAAATAAATGTTATATTTGTGGTCCATTTATTAATAATGAAATGTTACATCGTTTAAGTAAATGTAGATTTGGATATCAATTAAGTATTTTAAAACCAGAATTTATTAGTAGATCTATAGAATATACTCATTGTGAAGTAGTATGTTCTGGAGCAATTCCAATTTTTAGAAAAGAATATGGAGAAAGATGTTTACATAGATATTATAATAAACCATTAATAAATTGTAAAAATAATGGAACATTATGATTATCAAAAGATAATTCAAAAAAAATCTTTGATAAAATGAAATATTTAGCAAAAAATCCATTAGAAAGTAATGAAATGAGAAATCAAGCATATAATTTTTATAAATTACATAATAATGCCGATCTAGTATTTAAAGAATTAATTGATAATGTTTATTGTAATAAAAATGATGAATTTTCTATTTTAGATTTTTTTTAAGGAGAAATATATTTAATGAAATGATTGGCAATACAACCTTTAATTGGAGGAATGGTATTTGGAGCATATAAAGCTTTAAATACATGACCAGAATATATAATTTCTAATGGGGCAGAAAATGAAATACATTTATTAAATTATTTTAAGGAACATAATATTAATGTTCCTTATTTAAGCATGTATAATGATTATTCAAAATTTAATAATAAAAATGATGAAAATATAAAATTTAAAGATATTGATATTGTAGTAAGTATTCCTATTTGTTCTGGATTATCATTAATTAATACTAGTAAGTCTAGAGGCGCAAATGCAGAACAAAATGATAATATGTATAATATTACTACATTAGCATTAGAAAAAATAAAACCAAAATGTTTTATTTTTGAAAATGCACCGGCTTTATATACTAAATCTGGTGCATTAGTAGTAGATAATTTATTTAATATTGCCAAAAAAAATAATTATTCAATGTCATTGATTAAAACAGATACATTTTTACATGGTATTCCTCAACATAGACACAGAACTTTTGCAATTTTTTGAAAATTAAAATATGCGCCTATTGTAAATTTTTATAATATAGAAAATATTGGATTAATCGAATATTTAAAAAAAATTGATAATAATTTACAACACGAAATAAAAAAAGATATTTTTAAAGATCCTCATTTTAATTTTATAATTAAAAAATTTGGAAATGATTTTAGAAATATTATGTTAAAAAATAAACAAATTACTGCATGACAATTAATAGAAAAAAATAAATTATTAGATGAATTTATTGAATATAGTAATAATGAAAAACTTTGTAAATGTGCAAAACATATTAAAAATAAAATAAAAAACGGAAAAAGCTATTGAGATTCTTCATTAGTTTATACTGGAAATTATGTTAATGCTATTATTGGAAAAAGCATGTGAAGTTATATTCATCCAACAGAAAATAGATTTTATTCAATTAGAGAATTAATGCATTTAATGGGTTTACCGAATGATATGAAATTAATTAATCCATTTAAAAATTTTAATCATATTGCACAAAATGTTCCTGTTAATACAGCTGCAGATTGAATTAATGAATGCAAAAAATTTATTAATAATGAATTAGAATTTAGTAATGTGGATTTTATCAAACAAAATAATGAAAAACAACAAATAGATACAAAAATTAATAATATCAATATAATAGAAGAATTTTTTTAAAAATAAATTTTAATTTACAATTTTTAAAAAATTATATATAATTTATTTTTAATTATTTTTAAAAAGAGGTTAAAATGTTTAGAAATGTTTATTATAATTATTCAACAAATAAGATTCATTTATGAGAAACAATTAATGATAAAAGAATTTACGATGAAATAGACTGGGTGCCATATATTTATGTTCCTGATAAAAAAGGAAATATTTCTACAATTTTTGGAGAAAAAGCAAAAAAAATAGAATTTGAAAATTATAAAAAATATAAAACTTTTAATGAAAATAAAGAAATTAAAAAATTTGAAGATCATGTAAAGCCAGAATTACAATTTTTAGCTGAAAGATACTATAAAATATCTGATGATGATATTAAAGCACCAGAATTAAGAATTGGATCATTGGATATTGAAGTTCAAAGTGATAAAGGTTTTCCTACTCCAGAAGAAGCAGCCGGAGTAGTAACAGCTATTTCAATTGATATTAATAATTTAATTACAGTGTTTGGAATTAAACCTTATACAGGAATTCATAAAAATAATTTTGTATATTGTAAATCAGAAAAAGATTTATTTAAAAAATTTTTTAAATTTATTAATAGAGCTGATATTGATGTTTTAACTGGTTGAAATATTATAGGATTCGATTTACCATATTTATATAATAGATCACATAAATTATTTTATAGTAAAGAAAAAATATTTGATCAATTTTCTCCAATTAATAAAATTAATGTATGAAATAGAAAAGATGATAATGGATTAAATATTGATATTACCGGTATTTCTATTATTGATTATATGTTATTATATAAACAATATACGAGAAAAAATCCAGAATCATATAAATTAGATGATGTTGCATTTGAAGAACTTAATGAAAGAAAATTAGAATATGATGGCACACTGAATGAATTATATGAAAATGATTGAGAAAAATATATTGATTATAATGTGCAAGATGTTAAACTAATTTGAAAACTTGAACAAAAATTAAAATATATTGAATTAATTCAAACAATTAGTTTATTAAGTAAATGTCCGATGAAGTTTTATGATAAAGTGACAAATGTATTAGAAGGAGTTTTTCTTACATATTATAGAAGAAATGATTTATGTGCACCAAAATTAAAAGGTGGAAAAGTTGAAAATTTTAAAGCAGCTTATATTAAAGAACCTTTAAAAGGATTATATCAATATACTATTGATTTTGATGTTACATCAGAATATCCGTTTGTGATTATGGCAGGAAATATTTCTCCTGAAACTTATTTTGGCTGTATTAGAAATTTATCTGAAAAAGATGTAATTAAATATACAAGAAATAGAAATTTTCCAATATGTGATTTAGAAAAAGATACTGATACTGGTAGAGAAATTAAAGAACTAAAAGGAAAGGAATTAAATACTTTTAATAAATTATTAAAAAATGGTATGTTTAGTATTTTACCTAATGGATCAATATTCAAAACAAATAAACAAGGAGTTGTTCCAATAGTTGAAAAAATATTTTTTGAAAAAAGAACAATGTACAAAAATAAAATGAAAGAAGCAGATAAAAATGGCGAATCAAAGGAAGTTGTAAATAGATATAATAATTATCAATTAGCTACGAAAGTCGGGATATTAAATTCTCTTTATGGTGCGTTATCTACTCCTTATTTTAGATTATATAATCTTAGACTAGCTGAAGCAATTACTGCCGGTGGTAGACATACTATTGGTACAGCAGAAAATTTTCTTAATAAAATAATGAATAAAAAATCACCAGAAGATTTTCTTAAAATTGAAGAGGTTATATAAATGGTTGATTTTATAAAATATATTCATACTGATAGTTTATTTATTGATATTTATGGATGAATTAAAGAAAATAATTTAGAAGAAAAATTTGATAAATTAACTGAAGAACAGAAGATTAAGTATGTATTACAATTATCTAAAGAAATGGAAAAAGAGTTAAATGATTTTACATATAATGAAGTGCAAGTAAAAGATTTTGCATCACAAGAAAAAGAATATAAATTAAATTTTAAACAAGAAATTATTGCCAGATCAATTTTAATTGTAGCAAAGGCAAAGTATGGATATTGGTTAGTTAATAAAGAAGGTATACCAAAAGATGAAATAGCTGTTACTGGATTAGATATTATTAGGTCAGAAACATCTAAAGAAATCAAAAATAGACTTAAAGATGTTATGAAAATGATTTTAAAAAATAAACCAGAAAATGAAATTACTGATAAAATCATTGAATATAAAAAAGAAATTAAACAATTAAATTATAATGATATTGCAGCAAATATTACTGTTAATAATATTGAAAAATATATTAATGAAAATGGTCCTAAAAAAGGTGCACCCTGACATGTAAAAGGAGTTTATGCTTATAATATATTATTAAAAAAATTAAACTTACAAGACAAATATGAACCAATACAAGAAGGAGAAAAAGCTAAAGTAATTTATCTTAAACCAAATAAATATGGATTTAAAACATTAACATATAATAATAAATTTCCTAAAGAAATTTTAAATGAAATATCAATAGATATTGAAACAATGATAGAAAAATTTTTTACACATAAAATTGAAATGTTATTAAAACCATGTAATAAAATTCATATTTTAAACGAAAATTCTGCAATTTTAAATATGTTTTTTAATTAGGAACAAAAAATGAAAAAATCAAATATTTTAATTCATCCAAAGTGTTTCATTTGTAGTAATTGTAGAAAAATTAAACTAAAATCAGAACTAAAAATTTTTCAAGATGAAAAAAATACTTATTATTTTTGTAACGATTGCTTTCAATCTCTTAATAATGAATTAAATAAACCAAATCAATAATTTACATATAACTTTAACAAAAATGAGAAAAATTGAATATTTTCCTTTATATTTATATTCAATTTTTCTCATTTTTTATTATTTTTAATCTAAGTATTTAATTTTATTAACTTTATTAAATAATTTACATATTTCTAAATAGTTGAAATAATTAAATAACTTAAAAATAAGAAAAAAATTTAAAAAAATTGTTTACATTAGCAAAAAGATGATATAATTATAAAATATATTTTTAATATAAAAATTCAAAAAGAATCAAAAGAAAAAATTATAGGAGATTATAATATGGCTTTTATTAAATATAATGATATTGAAAATTCATATCGGCAAAAATATATTAATTACATGTTTAATAGATTTCCTGAATTAATGACATGTAATTACATTGTAGAACATAAATTGGATGGATCTAATATTCAATTTTGTTTTACTCCTG